CGTCAGCTCTCTGAGCAGGCGCAGATTGAAGTCTCCGAGGATCAGACAGAGCTGACGGAGGACCAGAAGAAGAAGCTCGATGAGTGGGTCAAGGGACTCACGGAATCAGCCTCTAAGGTTCCCGACCTGGAGAAGAGACTGTCTGACCTGGAGGACCCCGAGAAGGTTCGTGCACGTTCCCTGGAAGAAGCTGGTTTCAAGGATGAAGCCAAGCTGCTTTCCGAATATCGTGCAGATCGAATGGTCACTCGACTGGGAGAGTTCGTGCCTGAGGGCAAGAGCCTCTCCCCAGCTGCTGAAAAGCAGATCAGGGAGTATGCCCTAGAGCAGACCACCGATAACTTGGAGAGCCTCCACAAGATGCTCCTCTCTGATGCTGCAACTGTAGACATGCGTGAGCTTGGTTACAGGGGTGGCGAGGAAGAGGACACGGCACCTGACGCTGAAGGTCTGGGCGCCAAGTTCTTGGAGGAGGCTGAGAAGATCGCCGAAGAGAAGAAGATTTCTCTTGGAGAGGCGGTGTCGTTGTACGCCAAAGAGCATCCCAAGGAATTCAACGCTTACCAGGAGAGCGTTGGTGGGTTGCGTGGCGGAATGATGGAGGTGAAATAAATGCCTGTTTACCAGGACATTGCACCTCCTGCTCCAAAGACGTTCGAGGCAGAAACTGCCTGCGTTCTGAACAGAATGGTGAAGCTCGGTACTGGCTCTCAGAAGGTCGTGCCTTGTTCTGCCATCACTGATCAAGCAGTCGGGGTGGCTGTCGAGTCTGCAGATCCTGTAGCTGGGAACTCTGCGGTTAGCGTTTGGCTCTTCAACGAAGGAGGGATTGTTCCCATGGAAGCTGCTGCAGCCATTGCTCTGCATGCAGCTGTAGCACCTTCGGTGAACGGTAGAGCGCAGACTTCAGTGGCAACTCAATTCACTCGTGGAATTGCGTTGAAGGCAGCTGTTGGTGCAGGAGAAATTATCCCCGTTCTTGTGTCCGTCGTGGACCAGGCTGTTTAGGAGGAATGACAAGTGCCTGAATTTGCAAGCACGCATGTCGATGCCCTCCTTACTGGAATCAGCATCAAGTACCCGCTTGGTACTGGCGCCATCGCTGATACGATTCTTCCAAGAGTCAACGTCAGCAAGGAGTCTGGCATCTACTTCAAGTACAACAAGGGTGACCAGGCTCGAATCCCGTTCACAAAGCGGCAGATTCGATCCGAGTCACGTTCAGTCTCATGGCGTGTGTCTACGGACACCTACCGCTGTGAGGAGTATGCGCTCAACGATCTGATTGACGAGCGTGAATACCAGCAGGCGGACGCTCCGCTAGACCTGCAGAGAGACACGTTGGAGAACCTCCAAACGTTGCTCGTTCTGGACAGGGAACGGCGCACCTTCGCTCTGGTTACAAATCCTGCAGTGATCACAAAACAGGAGACTCTGGCTGGTACTACCCAGTGGAGAGACGCAGGTGGCTCGGGTGTCACCGCTGCTCCCGTTCATGACTTCGAGCAAGCATCTGAGGCCATTCGTGCTGATACTGGGCTTAGGCCCAACACGGTTGTCTTCGGTATGGCTGCTTGGCTGGCATGGGCAAAGACCACTGACGTGTTCAACAGAATCGTAACCCCCGGTGGCGCTTGGGGTTCACCAACGATTACTACGGATGTTGCTCGGACGCTTCTGGCTCCATATGGCATCACCAACGTGATCGTGGCAGACACCATTCAGAACACCGGAAACTTAGGTGGTGCGGATTCGTTCGTAGACATCTGGCCGGACACGGTTCTGGTGGCATACATCACTCCATCTCCTGGCATCAAGAAGGTTAGCTTTGGCTACTCCTTCTTCAGCCGAGGATGGGAAGTTCGGCGTGAAGTCATTACCAGACAGCACTCCGACTGGATCGAGCCTTCCTACGTCTGCGATGAGAAGCTGGTCGCTCCCGACCTTGGCTACCTCATCTTGGATGTCAGTGACGGCACGTAAGTAAGGATATCAGCGTGGCAGGCTATTCCGATCAGGTGGCGGGTTGCTCTCACAACTCATCTGCCTGCCACGCTGGACAACCAATAACAAGGAGTTAAAGTGAAGGCTGCAAGAAATTTTGCTTGGGGTCCTGAAGTCGAAGTAGAAGAAGTCACACCATCAGATCGTATCGAGTTCAAGGCTGGTGACGATGTCCCGGACCATGTAGTCAAGGACCTTGGTGATATGGCTGATGAACTTATTCTTGAGAAGATGCTCAAGAACAATCCCCAAGGGTTGACCAAGGAACAAGCACTATCGCTGGCTGGTGTTGACGTAGAAGCCGTTGCATCCGAAGAGGAATTCGACGAGCAAGAATTTCGTGAGGGTATGGCTGAGTTCCGTACCAAGGCTGAACTTGTTCAGTGGGCTCAGGGCACCATGGGTTTGGAGTTGAACGAGTCTGCTACTCGTGAGGATCTTGAGGACGCCATTGTAGCCCATGCTTCTGGTGAGGACGTAGAAGAAGACGAGGACGAGTGAACTGAGTGTCCTACGTCAGTATTGATTTCATCAGGAACGTTCTGCGGGATGACTTTCTAAAGTATCCTGCAGATTTGGATCCGTACCTCAGTTTCGCTGAGGCAGAAATTAATTCACAGCTGATCGGGACATATGCTCTGCGGTTCGACGATACTCTCATCTATCCAGAAGTGCCGGCGATGATCCAATGGATTGCCGCTTACTTGGTAGGGTACAAACTGTATGACGAGCGTACCGCCATAGAAGATCTTTCGAATTCTCGTGGCCAACTTTGGTACGATATGGCTCAAAGATGGCTGCGGGGCATAGTGGAGGGGACCTATCTCCTGCATCTGGCTGATGGGACCGTCATCGGTGGCGCTGGCTCCACCACCGGCCCTCGCTCCTATCCTTCGGGTGTACGGGAAAAGGTTCCCTCCGCTGAAAACATTCCCTTCTTTAACAGGGATCAAGCTGGGAACTGGTAATGGCAATCGACCTGGTCCTGACCTGGGATGGCCTGGACGCCGATGCCTATGCCAGACGATTCCGAACTGCTGCATCGATTGAAACATTCTATCCTGTTCTACAGGAGATCGGTGCCATCGGCATAGCTCCTGCTATTCAAAAGAACTTCGATGCTGGTGGTAGACCTAAGTGGGCACCCTTGGCTGAGGCCACGATCAAGAAGAAGATGCAGATGAGCTTCTTCTCTCCGAGGAAAATCCTTGTGGCTACTAGCGCCATGATGGCCTCTGCTACTGACCCAGGCAGGTACGTCATAACTTCGCACACCATCATTGCTGAGCCGGGTCCCCACTATTGGATTTACCATCAGACAGGCACCAATCGCATGCCTCAGCGTGTCATCATGAATCTTCAGATAGCTGACCAAAGGAAGATCGGAGGACTCTTCGACAGATACATATTGGAACATTTGCGTAAGAACGGGTTGAAGGTCATGGGTGTTGTAACGGAGGTAGGTGGCGGTGGCGCTTGAGACAGACCTTCGAAAGATGGCTCACCATCTGGTAGAGCGGTTGGACCTAGCCCGGACGATCATAACTCTGGAAGATGGGTCAGTAGCATTTAAGAAGGTAGAATACGGAGAACCATCAGTCATATTGGACTGGCCCTACCTATCGGTGATGCCAATGGAAAAGTCCAGAGAGTTGATAACCACTAGGCAATACCAGATTCTGTTTTCAATACACATCATTCTTTACCACGGTCAGGTGTCGGACACTCATGACATACAGGAACAAACTCATGAACGAGCCGAAGCAGTAGAGCGGTTCCTGATGACGGATAGGCAGTGGAACTTTATAGACGACAACCCTGACAACAACAAGATCGTGCACGGTTTGGTGACCAGCCTCGACCACACCTTCATAATCATGGTAGGCACAGACAATCTGTGGTCTGCCAGTAGGCTGCAGTTAGTAGGACAGTCAAGGGAGTATTTCAATGCCAACGTCGTCTGATTTGGTTCGGATGCGGTATACAGGACCAGGTGTTCGTCCAGGCGACATCATGGTCGAAGAAGGAGAAGCTGATGCTCTGGTCAAGGGAGGACTCTGGACCAGGTCAAAGGCTAAGTCATCGTTGGAGTCGGATTCGGAGAAAGCCGAAGCAGAGGCTGCCGATGCATCATTAGAGAAAGAAGGTGATAGCTAATGGTTGATGTTGCGGGTGGCGGTCATGTCGGTGTCGCTTTGGAGACAACGCATGGCACCTTCCTCGCTCCAACAGCATTCGCTCCGATTATCAGTGAGTCTCTACAAGAGGTTCGTACTGACTCCTACAGGGTGCCGATCATAGGCCGGGCTGTGGCTACCGGAAAAACTCCTGGTCGTCATCACGTTGCAGGAGACATCACGATGGAGGCTTTGCCGGAAGTCATGGCATACTTCCTGATTGCCAGTCGCTGGGGTTCGAATGTTATCAAGACGGGCGTAGGACCTTTTGTCTACACAGCAACAAATTCGGATGTGGTGCACTTGAAGGCAAACAAGCGTTCGCTAACCATCTCCATTGACAGAGCAGGTGTTGACTTTGCATACTTGGGTTGTCAGGTTGTGCAAACAACAATCGGTTTTGGAGATGGTGGTGTTCCTCAAGTGACATATTCCATCATCGGACGGAAGCAGACGGACGACTATGTCATTGGTGTCCCGGTGCTGTCCGATCCAACAGAACTTCCATTCTCTGTAGATGAATGCGATCTGACGATTGCCGCTTCTCCTCGTGGAGATGTCGATGCCGAGAGTGTTGAGTTTGTTCTGAATGATAACGGTGAACCACGGTTCAATCTTACTGGTCAGGACGCTGCGGACTATGTCAAGTTCGGAGAGTTCATCGGTGAGGCGAACTATGAGATCGACTTCGAGAACAAAGCTGATTACGCTATCTGGCGTGCAAGGACGGCACAAGAGCTGATACTGCATTGTGAGAAGAGCGCCAACCAGAAGTTTGACTTGGAGTTCCATGGAGCGATGTACGATACGTTCGAAGTCGCTCTGACAGCCATTGGTGACCAGGTTCGTGCTTCAGCAGCTGCTCGTGCAGTGCACAATGTTGCTGCTGGGTTTGCGGCTACTCTGGCCATCACGACAGCAGAAGACATCACCATCGTGTGATGAAATTGCCGATAGGAGGACTAAGGCATGACGGGACAGTTAGTAAATGCTAAGGCACGTCCAAGCGAAGCAACCTACAACTTGGAATCCATTGAGGGAGGTTGGATCAAGGTCCGTCGCTTCACTCATGGAGAAAGAGTTGATCGCTTGGGCATGATTCTGGTTATGGGCATCAGTGACGACAAGGAGGGTGGAGAAGCGAAGATCGACCACAAGGCTGCAAGGCTGCATGACTTCGACAAGGCCATTATCGACCACAACCTCGGTGATGGTAACGGAAAGAAGTATGACTTCTCGAAGCAGCAAGATGTGTTCGACATTGATCCCACCATCGGTGATGAAATCGATGACCTAATCGGTACTCACCAGGAGGCGATTCCCGCAGATGAAGTCCCAAACTCAGAAGGGAACTCGCCCGATTCTACTTGAATCAGACCAAGGCGAGTTCCACTACACCCGTAGCAAAGAATCTGTCAAGATACTCATACTGGACTTTGCGGGCCGTCGAACTGGCCAACAGGTATCAGGATGGGTTCTTACCAGGACCAGGCGGTTGGTTGGATCAGGACCACGTACACGCCATGTTGATCAACGAGGCTCTGACTGCCAAGGCAGAGCGTGATGCGATCAATGAGCGTGTAAGAATGAACAAGGCAAAGCACAAGAGGTAGGCGGAAGCAAGTGGCACTGGGAACCGGAGTACACAATCTCTCCTTGGTAGTTCGTGCTCATAACAGGGCCTCACGTGCCCTTGCTTCCGTTAGTCGTGACCTTACCCTTCTAGATAGAACTCGCCACGCAGTCAGCCAAGGGTTTGGCCAGATGGCTAATGTCGGACTCCTTGCACTCAAGGCTCTGGCTGTCGGGGTTGGAGTAGCAGTCGCTGCATCAATTATGGCCTTTAGCAAGTTCGATGCTGCCATGACGGCATCCTTAGCAATCGTTGATGACGTATCTGAAGGAACCCGTACACAACTAGAGAATGTTGCGAGGGAAGTAGCCAAAACTACAACTTTCAGTGCCAATGAAGCTGCCTCAGCTTATTACGAGTTGTTCTCGGCTGGCCAGACCGTGGCCCAAGCTATGGAGTCCTTGCCAGTCGTAGCCGCCTTCGCTCAGGCTGGCCTGATGGATATGAAGTACGCCACAGAACTTTTGGTAACTTCTCAGACAGCCTTGGGTCTAGCCTTCGATGATCCTACAAAGAACATGAAGGAACAGAAGAGGGTGGCCGATGTCTTGGCTGCTGCTAACAATGCAGCCGTTGGTACCATCCAGGACTTTGCGGAAGCCCTGACCAACAGAGCAGCGGCTGCCATGAAGACCTACGGCATTGAACTCGAAGAGGGTGTCGCTGTTCTGGCTGCTTGGGCCGAGCAGGGTTTGAAGGGCAAGACTGCTGGCGAGGCCTTCGCCATTGTTACCCGAGACTTGCAGAAGGCAGCGCTCAAGGAGGCTGATGCGTGGAGGGAGGTTGGAGCCTCAGTCTTCGACAGCGAAGGCAATCTGCGTAACATGGCTGACATCATCGGAGACCTAGAGGACGCCATGCGTGGACTCTCCGATGCTGAGAAGAAACAGTTGCTTATGGATCTAGGGTTCCAGGAGCGTTCGCAAGCCAGACTCTTGCAGTTGATCGGCACCAGTGATGCCATTCGTCAGTTCGAGAAGGACTTCTTGAATGCCAGTGGTACTGTGGCTGAAGTGGCTGAGAAGCAACTAGATACAGCTGCCGCCCAGATCAAACTCTTGTGGCACGAAATCGTTGACATCTTCATCGGTGCTGGCAAGGAAGCGGACTCTTCCTTTGTAGATCTTATCAAGCGGGCCAGAACTTGGGTAGCAGATATCGCTCCAACCATGATTGATGCTGCTGCAAGATTTGCTGACAACGTAAACGAATTCTTCACTCAAGTTCACCGTATGCGTGGTGTTGTTGACTTGATGCGTGGCGGCTTCGATTTCGGTGAAGACATTGAAGGATTGTCTGGAGCTTTCGAGGATTTGGCATTCTGGCTTGGTGAAGTGTTCCATTGGTGGGATGAACTGAAGCAACCAGTAAGGGATGCCCTAGGAGATTGGGCCAAGCTGGTTCCCTTTATCTTCTTGGGAGCTGGTGCGCTCAAGGCCGTGGCTGCTGTCTTGGCGATACTTGGAGGTCCAGCCACGATCATTGCCGGCATCATTGCTGGCCTGATCATTCTCTTCAAATACCTATGGGAAAACAACGAAGAGTTCCGAGCCAGTATACAGGGACTGGTCGATGACTTCAGGGAGAACGTCGTCCCTTATTTGGAAGAAGCCTGGGTTCGTATACAAGAGGCATTCGATATATTCCTTGTTTGGTTTGAGGCAGATGCACTACCTTGGTTGAAGGATCTATGGGTTCAGGTACAAGAGACATTCGCAGCTGCTTGGGACTTTATTGTAGCACTCTACAATAGAATTGTGGCCATCCTCACCTACATTTGGGAGAACTGGGGCGAGGAAATAATTTCGTTCTTGATAGAGACTTGGGAGTTCATAAAGGTTTACATAGAGGGTGCGTTCCAAATCATTGAGGGAATCTTTACCTTCTTCGCTGGATTGCTCAATGGTGACTGGGAGCAGATGTGGGATGGCATCAAGGAGATAGCCAACGGTGCTGGAAAGATTCTTGCAGCCCAGATTCGGATATGGTGGAACGCCATTGCTTCGTTTTTGGGAGTAGCATGGGAACTGTTGAAAGGATATTGGAGCGGACTTTGGAGTGGGATAGTCGCCATAGCCCAAGGTTGGTGGGCTAACTTCAGAGCTTGGATGGCTACAGCTTGGGAATTGTTCAAAGGGTTCTGGACTACTGCTTGGGAAAATTTGAAGACAATAGTAGGCACAGCCCTGGGTGGTTTGCCGGGGATGGTTAAGGCACCAATAAATGAGACACTTGGCTACATTCAAGCACTCATAAATAATGCCATCAATGGAGTCAATGGTTTCATTGGACTGGTTAACAAGATACCGGGAGTCAATATTGGGGAGATTGGCAACATTTCTATTCCAAGGTTGGCACTTGGTGGCGAGGCTCTCAGGCAGGGTCTGGCGCTGGTGGGTGAGAGGGGACCGGAAATCATACGGCTTGCCAAGGGTGCCCAAGTGATACCACTAAATGCCTCCAACCAGGCTGGTGTCGATGTCGGTCCAGCAATGCACGTCGAGAACGTTAACTTCTACGGGACACCACAAACCATGCTTGAAGACTATCGCAGGCAGACCAAGCTTGCACTAAGGGGACTCTGATGGCTGCCCCAGCCCTAGCTGATTACCAGTGGTGGTTTGGTTTCAACGATGTAGGCAAGTTGTTCGGAATTAATACTGAAGTAGACTTGGTAAACATCGAGGGATTGGAAGGTCTGTCCATAACTTCTGGCACTCGTGATCTTCCCAGGGAAGACGGTGCTGTGCCAGGACTACATCTTGTTCAAAGGAAGATGCCCGTCTTTCAACTTGAACCAGTTGGAGATGTAGAATACTACGATTGCCAGACTTTCTTTAAGGCCAGTCGTGACACCGAAGGTGAGCTTCATTGGAAGATGCCAGACCGTGATCAAAGGTTTGTTCGTGCACGAGTGATAGGCAGAAGCCACTTTCTCGATGGTTTGATGGTTGGAAGAATACCAATGACTGTGGGTTTCGAAGTAGCAGATCCAAGAATGTATGGTACCAATCTCCACATTGAGCCTCTTGGTATATACAACCCTTCTGGTGGTGGTCTAGATTGGGAAGTTGACTGGGAAGTTGACTGGTCTGATCCGGGTTCTGGCGCAGACCAGTTAGCTCATAATGCAGGTAACACCAGAGCGTTCCCAATTATCAAGTTCTTTGGACCTACAGCTGGCACGGTCACTGGTGTCACCATGGCTAATCTAACTACTGGTGTTAATTTTGAGAGCACAACTGACATAACCACTGGCCAAATTCTGACAGTAGATATGGATGCTAGAATGAGAGGCACCGGATCTCGTATCATTGATTTGTCAGGAGCATCAAGATATGGTGATTGGGTTTTACCTAGAGATACTTTCTACCTACAACCTGGTGACAACATTCTAAGATTTACAATCACCGGCACATCGACTGATGCGACTGCATCTGTCAGCTGGAGAGACACTTATTACTAAGGAGTATCATGCCAACCACACAACTACATGAAGCAACGATATCTATTGATACCGTAGCTGCTCGTACTAATTCAGCCGGAGGCGCTGTCTCGCCTGACTGGAAGGCTGAGGAACGTCGCATGGCGTACTCTCTCTTCAACGAGGGCATCATCAACACTCCTGCTACGTCATTCCAGGTCGTGGCTGGTGCTGGCGGTACTATGAATGTCGTTGTAGGGTCTGGTGCTGCTGAGATTGACTTGGCAATCGTCAGGGGACGGGTGGCGGGCCAAGGCAATTACATGGTCAGACTGGACGACGTAACCAAGACCATTGCACTCGACGCAGCTGGTGCATCCTTGAGAGTAGACGAAGTTTATATTGTTGTTTACGATCATGCATATGATGCACAATCCCGGGTGTTGCCAAGATTTTCCGTCAGGAAGGGTGATGCAGGAGGTGCAAATCCTGGCCCAGATTCAAACTGGGATGCATACCTTTTGTTGGCTCGTGTATCTATACCTGCATCTGCTCCAAATATTGCTGCCTGCACTATAACTGATCAGAGAGTGGTTGTTTCTCCTATCATAGCTCCACCTGCTCATGCTGCTTCTCATGCTACTGCTGGTGTAGACAACTTGGGTGATGAAATCGGGGGTTACATCGAGATTGGTGGAGCCGATGATGCATCCACCGCTCTGAGTGGAACCTTTGCCACTGGTGCCACGGTCACCTTCACCAAACCTGCCTCGTGGATCTCCTATAAGATCATGGCCTGGGGAACGTTCCATTTCACATCAGAATTCGATGCCCCCTCCATAGGTACAGGAGAAGCCAAGATTCTGATTGATGGCAATTCCGGAGGAGTAGTTGCGTTGACATCTCCCCAACCCGAGAATCGGGATGAACCATTCACTATCTCTGTTCGTCATCTTCGGACAGGGTTGACTGCTTCTGCGGTGTGTGAAATACAGGGGCGAGCAGCTTTGGGAACGCTGAACGGACAGGGATCTAATATCCAGTATCTCGCTGTTAGAACCAGTTAAGGAAAGGACAACCTATGGCAAGATGGTCGAAGGCAACTTGGAAGGGTGATGGCAAGTCTGGAGGTGCCTTTATCGGCAGACCCTTCCGGGCTGTACTTCACACGACGGAGACACAGGGTCTGCCTCAGTACGGACTTGGAGCTTCGGCTCCTCATTTTACCTACAACCCCAAGACAAGGAAGTGGGTACAACATACTGATACTGGCACTGGTGCTCGGGCCTTGATGAACTTAAGTGGAGGAGTAGAAACCAACAGGGCCAACGCTATACAGTTGGAAATTATCTGCTACTCTGCTAAGGGAATCGCAGATCAAGCGCCGGCATCGAGACTCTGGGTTGGCAACCTGCCCGATACAGCCTATGCTGACATTCGGGAGTGGTTGGTTTGGCTAGCTGAGACTCACCAGGTCAATCCTACAGTGTGGCCTGGGAAGCAAGCATTGTCTTCTGCTCAGGCGAACGCACCTGCGTTCAGAATGACTGCAGCACAATGGAATGTTTTCAATGGAGTCTGTGGACATCAGCATGTCCCAGAGAACACCCATTGGGACCCGGGAGCTTTGGATTGGTCCAAGCTTGTTACTACATCACAAGGAGGCGGACAGATGGGATGGCAATGGAATGACGGAGCCGGTGCTCCGATCAAAGAGGTAACTCCTGATGCAGACCAGGCGGTGGCTCATCAAGGCAGTTTCTTTTCAGGCACCAATGTAATGACTTACTTGCTCGGTGCTCCTGACAAGGATTTTCGCAGGGGCATCCTTCTTGGTGTAGCTCGTATGACTGAGGAAATCATGAAGATTCGTGACGACCTTGCCAAAAATGGGATACACCCCAAGTAACCCATGTCATTCGGAGTTGACGCCGAATACAAGTTGAGCGTATCAGCAAGGTTGAACGCTGCATCTGGAGCAACCCCTCCTACCATAACGGAGATTGAGGAAGTCTCACCTATCGGAGACGTTTCGTACGCCGATGCGCTTGACTCCGAGGGTGAGGCCTCCTTCAGCTTGGAACCAGAACGCATACCTATTGATGTCGCTGACAGATTTAAGAACCTCAGGGCCTTACCCTGTGAGTTAAATATCTACAGAAACGATGTCATTATCTGGCGAGGTCCGATTCTGTCTTGCCAGTTGCAAGGGCCTACCCTGACGGTCAACGCTCGTGGTTTGCTCTACTACTTGCGGTACATGACGCTGGAAGCCAATCTCCTCTACCCGACTGCTACCGATCAGTTTGTGATTGGCATAGGACTCGTTAACGCCTACCAAGCCTTGGCTCGTGGCAACTACGGAATCGATACCAGCACGACGGATACCACCAGTGGCGTTACCAGAATCAGAAACTACCTCTACAAGGAGAATCAGAACGTCTTCAAGAGGTTGCAAGAACTCGCTGACATTGACAATGGTTTCGACTTCTGGGTAGATCATGCCAACCGCAAGCTCATGTTCGAGGACGAGAAAGGTTCTGACCTTTCGATGTCTGTGTACGCAGACTCTTCTAACATCGACAATCCCAACGTCTTCTGGTCAGTAGCTGCTGACGACATAGCATCAGAAGGAATCGCAGTAGGCACCACATCTGCCGGTAACCAACAATCAATTGTAGGAGTTCGAAGCAATACTACCCTGAGGGATACGTTTGGAAGGGCCACCGTCTTTCAAACTGCTGATGATGTTTCGACTCAGGCCACCATTAACGACCACGCTCAAAGGTTGGTTGACAGTCGGGCAGAGCAAGTTTTCATTCCTGGCCCATCAGTGATTGTAGTCAGGGATGTAGAGCCCAGTGATTTCTCGACAGGAGATTTGATCAATTACACTTTCAAGATCGGAACCTTGGGCATGATCAGTCAGGTTCGCCGAGTTGATACTAGAAGAGTAAAGCTTGACAGTGATGGTACAGAAACTTTGGAACTTGGGTTACTATGACAAGTAGAAACACCAATGATGCCATATCAGAAACCAAGGCCCTTCGGCGAGACTTGGAGGATTTCAGATCGTCAGCTTTGGAACGCATCAGCCGTATGTCTCCCACTGGCGCCCAACTTGTTAATACGCCTGTTACTAGTATAGCAACCTCAACTTGGACTACGGTCGCCATGGGTGCTGATGTGGCAGGGTCTCCAACTCAGTCTGAGTGGAACGAATATGGATATTATGACGCAGCATCACAAGGTGTTTTTACAGTACCTGCCGGATATGATGGCAAACACCTAATCATTATGCACAGCGAGTTTGCTTCAAATGCTTCGGGTTCTAGGGGCCAGAGGGTATTGTTAGGTGCTGCAGTCGTTATGTTTTCGCTTATTGAAACTGCTACCCAAGCAGCCTGGAGAAATACTGATTCCATGATCTTGGATTTAGTTGTTGGTGATGTCATAACGTTTCAAGTCTGGCAGGGTAGTGGTGCCGGTCTTAACTTAACTGCGCTGCGTAATTCAATATTGAAACTCTAGGAGGTGGTCGCCAGACTCTTTCGAATCTTGTTTGGTAGACACGAGTTGAAGCCTACAGAAGGGCACCATATGCAACCATGGATATTTACAGAGGAGCATGCTACCGGGTTCGCCCGAACAATAGCTCCCATGATCTGGGGATTTCTTGTTACCAGAATTCCTGCAGTAATGACGTTTGCTGAGCAGCTAGGACTCAATGAGCTAATCATGTCCGGCATTCTTGGTATGATTATCTACTCAGCCATACGATGGACAGCAGAGAGAGTTCCCTGGGTCGGATATCTGTTGATCATCAACAAGAAACCACACTATGCAGGTGTCACTGAGACACCGGCTGTTCCCCCACAGGAGTAGTAATGGCAATAACGCTTGAGCTTATCTTCCTGGCAGCTGCAATCATCTGCTTTGCCTTGGCAGCCTTCGGGGTGCCAGGACCAAAGGGTGGTTGGGTGCCAGTAGGACTTATATTGGTCTGTCTGTTCCTCTGGCCATAGATTTCAGCCCCGGACTCCGTCCTCCTCAGTCGGTGTTGGTTGTCCATCGACGTGGAAGAGTTCGGGGCTGATTCTTTCTCTAACTTGAACACACACACATAAGGACTCGTATAAGGTCTGTTGTTGTTTGTTGTGTTGAAAAGTGTCTCTAGTTAGTTATAGAACTTGGTGTTGACTTGCGTGACATTGTCAGAGTCGAAGGCAACCGATTTGTAGTTACTCCCCATCCCTCATTGACTGACAGGTATCTAACCATACCCGGCACCAACAAGCGTGCCTCAGGAGATGTCACTCTTCCATTGAACCTCATTAGCTGGCACCTCCTCAATGATTTGGAATTTCCTCAGCACAGCGCCCAAGCTAAGAATTGGATTATGAAGGAAAGGGAGATCATCGAGTTCGGATCAGCCGTCAATAATATATCCTTAGAGACTTGGGCTATGCCGGATATATGGGAATGGCAAGGCCAAGCAGTAGAGCGTATCTTGCAGTTTGGCTCGGTTGCCTTGTTTGACGACAGGGGCATGGGCAAGACTCGAACCGTCATTGAGGCTATCAGAGCCTCACAGCGTGACGGTAGCAGGCCTGCGCTCATCGTGACGAGCAAAACAATCCGAAAGGTATGGGTGACCGCCACAAGGCTGTGGTGGGCGGCTGATAAGGTGATCGCTCCAACGGCTGATGTATGGTCACGTGCCGCCGATCAGGTTGGCCAAGCTCCAATAACAGTAGTCACCTACGAGAGCCTCTACAACGAAGACGTGGTGTCAGCTATTCACGAACTAGATCCCTTCTTCTTGGTGCTGGAAGAATCTCATAACCTCAAGAAGAGGCACAAGCACAATGTAGAGAAGAACGAGCAAGGGAAGATAACCAAGAAGACTGACACTAAATCGGGGTTGGCTCGTAACCTTCCCGGTGAGGTTCGTATCGCTGTCTCAGGAACGCCGGCACCGAATGTTTGGCACGAAATTTGGACACCGCTCAACTTCGTAGCTCCAGATGTCTTCACCAGCTATTGGCAGTTCGTGGAGGGTCTAGGTGAGGTTGATGTCAATTTCTGGGGTGGCAAGGAGATTGACATCGTTATGCACCGCCCTGAGATATGGGAAGAAATCTTTGACAGGTGGATCATCCTGAGAGACAGGAGTGCAGATCGGCGTACGATCTGGGACTTTGCGCCTGTAGAACTTTCGAGCAAGGAGAAGAGAGCATACACTCAAATGCAGAAGGAGATGCGAGTTGAGATGGAAGGACAAGTACTCGACGCACCGAATGCGCTCGCACAAGCCATCCGGTTACAGCAGCTGGCGGGAGCCTATGGAGAATGGGATACTTATAAAGATGATGAAGGCAAAACGAAATCAAATTTCCAGCATGCTGATCCATCGAGCAAGACTGATGAACTTATACAAAGGCTCAATGGCCTTGGAAGAGCAGTTGTTTTTACACGCTTTAGGAATCGTGCAGAGTTTGTCGCCGAACGCATTCGACAAGAAACCGATATGGAAGTTCTTCTCATGGTGGGCGGGCTTGGGGAATCCAAGCAGAAAGAGTATCTGGATCGTTTTCTGGACGTGGGTCGTCATCCTGATCCTTTGGTCGCTGTCTGTGTATATGGTACTATTTCAGAAGGGGTGAACGAACTCGTGGCCAGCCGTGACATCTTCCTACTAGACTGGTATACAGCCA